TTAAAAAAGGAAAGATGCACTTTCCTCACACTATATATCTTACTACGGATCCAACCTCTTGTCAAGGGTCTTAACCTCATAGAGAGAAGACCTGAAGTACCGACTGGCTTTTTTGATTTTTTTCCAGTTCTCCTTTCTACTTGCATTGGAATCATAAAGAGACTTTAACGTTTTTAATTCATCCAACTTTTTTAAAAGTCTTCTATCAAGTTTTTCATTTTTTTCTTCACTTTTTTGTTTTTGCTTCTCGATCATTTCATCTGTCAATTCTGGAGCTATTGGAGTGATGTTAACATCATCACCATCGATAAGTTCCTGAAGTTCTTCAGGTAGTTCATCTTTAGTAAACTGAGGAATTTCCATAAATTAATCTTCTCTAATTTGTGTATATGATGCAACTATAACTGCTGCACCTGTTGCTCCATCTTGAGGTTCATTGTTTGTTATTTCTGTAATTTTAATTTGAAATTCTATGTATGAGTCCCCTATAACTGGAGTGTCTGCCCCATAGATTAAACTTCCTATTAAATACCTCCCTCTCGCCCAACCTGTTGGTAGATCATCATCTAAATATGGGACAGTTCCATCAGTATAAGCGTGAGGGAACCTTGCTGTCAAGAGGTCATTAACTCTCCAACTAGTTCCCCTACCGTGAACTGGTCTGTGAGTTATCCTCAATTCTGTTGTCCAACTTCCTCCTTGTTTTGTAGGTCTAATTCTAAATGGTAATTGAAGATATCTTGGATCCGATGGATTTGCTCTGGTAATATTTGGAATTGAATTTATCCCATCACTTTCTTGTATAGGTGTTCCCCAAGCCCAATTTGTGGTGAAGGAAACTCCATCCATAGAATCATCCCATATACCCTGTCCAAATCCAGGAATATTTGCTGGTATAAAACTTCCTCTCGAATTAGTAAGAGGATATTCAGTACCATTAAAAACTATAGAATATCCTACGGGTTGACCTCCACCTGCACCGCCAAAAGATTTTCTACCACTTTCATCAATAACACCTGGTTTATTCCACCCCTCAATATTTCCATTTTCAGAATGTATGAAATTCAATAGTTCTACAGATGGATGATCTAAAACCCAACTTTTGCCGCCTGATCCACCTTGACATGTTGCATCCCTATCTGAACAACCTCCCCCACTATACCCAAGTTCTACAGAAGTCAATCCAGAAACTCCTTCATTACCTCCACCTGCCCCAGAACCAGGACCATCACCACTATCAGTAATACTATGACCTTCTTCCCCATAAAATGTTCTTGTACTCCAAAGAGTAGATCCATTTGGTCTAAGTATTTGTAGGGCGATTCCACCTGGATTATTGTCCCAACTTGCTGCTCCCTCTCTAGCTTCATTAAAAAATACAATCTTAATAACATACCTACCAGAAGTTGATATATTATATGTTGATTGATCTGGAGGATCTGCAATAAAATTAGTTGTCCATCCAACTAAAGTAAAATCATCAATAGTTGATGGTGGAGTTGGAACATTATCCCCAAAACCATTCCAGTTAGGAACACCTAAAGTTCCACCATTAAAAACTTCATCAAAAGGATCTACTATAAACTCTCCTGGTTCTTCTTCGGTATATGGTGAAATATAAACTGCAACGCCATTATCTGCTGCCATCTTAAAAGTATAAGTTCCAGAAACGTCAAAGTTTAAATTAATTCTACCCTCAAAAATTATACCTTCAGCAGGATCTTGCCCAAAACTAGGCCAAACTACATATTCTGCCATGAATGGAGACCACCTAGGATTCAATTCAACAATTTGAAGTGGTAAAGATAATATTGAAGGATATTTACTTATTGACAGTGCATTAGAATTTGCAATTGGATTATTAGCATCCCAACTATATTGATTCCAGTTTCCATAGGGTTTTCCTGGAGTTGATGGATTAAATGCTAAGCAACCTTGGCCGCCGCCTCCGCCTCCACCGCCGACGCTAGCGATCAATCTACCATTCAAGTATAGGTCTGTAGCACCTCCACCGCCTCCGCCGCCGCCAGAAAGACCACTACGACCTGGATATCCACCCCTACCTCCACGATTAAATGCAGGACGTGTTTTTACTGGTTGATTTGTATGATTAACACCATGTCTTCCACCTTGACCGATAACTATTGTTAATAAATTCTGAACTGATGGATCGACCTGGACATTCATTCTTAAATAATCTCCAGATCCACCAGAATTATTGGCACTTCTCCCACCAGCAGTATCGCCGCGATCGGATCCACCAGCTCCTCCACCAGCACCCCAAAGGCTAGCTATAAATGAAGTGCATGTGGCAGGAAGTTCATAAATATAAACTCCCCAACTATCGAAAGATTCACGAATACTACAATACAAAGAAAATGTAAAAGTTGTATCTCTTTTTCTCAATCTATCTCGATCTATATTTCTTCTACTAAAAGTATCTGGGTCATACGAGGGCCAATTTATATCATCTACATCTGGGAAGTTTGGAAGTTCTGGATAACATGTAGTCGCACCAGCAGCATTAGTAAAACATTTAATTTTTGGTAGTTTAAATGGAAATTCTGGGGGAAATTCAAAATCCCCGCCATCGGGGGTAAATGTTTCAACTGGTGGAGTTGGAGGTGTATCGAGAAGTCCACCTTCGCCACCATCAGGACATTCATAAAATCCACCTAAAGTGCCATCATTGGAAAAAGAAACATCGCAAACTGGGCCCAAATCACCAGAAGAAATAATATTTGATGGTCTTACACTTCTACATAAATTTGGTCTAGTCCTATTATCAATTCGTACATTTGATGTTGCTTGAAAATCTGGAGGCAAAGAAAATACAATATTTGGTTGTGATAGATTATCAGATCTTGTACTGGCAGGAGTTTCTATACCTGTTGGAGTTCTATCACAAACTGGTCCAAATCCAGGTACACCTGATCCTCCACCAAGACCTCCAGAATTTGGTCCAGTAAACAAAAGTAATTCAGTTGGTGCTGTTAATTGAATATTTGGTTGGTCAGGAACGTTTGGATCTTGTTGATCTTCTTGCACATCAGATTCAGTTTCACCAGTGTCATAAGTAATTGATGCTAGATTGGATATGTTAGTTAGAACTAAATTAGTAAGATTAGTTAAATCTATACTTGGTCTCGATAAAATATCAACAGTTTGAATGGGCCCATCGGCACTAGAAGTTGGTGCAATATAATCACATACTGGTCCCAATTCTCGTACTGGATATACAAGTGCCATTTAGATAACAAATTACTAACATACTATTTAACCACAAAAAAAGAGACCCTTTCGGGTCTCTCAAAAACTATTGAGTTTTTATCAACCGATTGCAGGTGCAGTCAGAGCAACAGGAGTTGCGCTAGCAGCAGCAAGGTCAAGAGGGAAGTTGTGAGCATTGCGCTCATGCATTACCTCAAAACCAAGGTTAGCACGGTTGAGGATGTCTGCCCAGGTGTTGATAACACGACCACTGTTGTCCAGCAGAGACTGGTTGAAGTTGAAACCGTTCAGGTTGAATGCCATGGTGCTAACACCAAGAGCAGCAAACCAGATACCAACTACAGGCCAAGCAGCAAGGAAGAAGTGAAGTGAGCGTGAGTTATTGAAGGACGCATATTGGAAAATAAGGCGACCGAAATAACCATGAGCAGCTACAATGTTGTAGGTCTCTTCTTCTTGTCCGAACTTGTATCCGTAGTTTTGAGATTCAGTTTCAGTTGTCTCACGAACGAGTGAAGACGTAACCAAACTTCCGTGCATAGCACTAAAGAGGCTGCCACCAAATACCCCAGCCACGCCGAGCATATGGAAAGGATGCATGAGAATGTTATGCTCTGCTTGGAAGACGAGCATGTAGTTAAACGTGCCCGAGATTCCGAGAGGCATTGCATCACTGAAGGAACCTTGACCGAAAGGATAGACAAGGAACACTGCAGAAGCAGCGGCAACAGGAGCACTATAAGCAACGCAGATCCAAGGACGCATACCCAGACGGTAGGAAAGTTCCCACTCACGACCCATGTAGGCATAGATACCAATCAGAAAATGAAAGACGACCAATTGGAAAGGTCCACCATTATATAGCCACTCATCGAGTGACATTGCTTCCCAAATGGGGTAAAAGTGCAGTCCAATAGCATTAGACGATGGAACAACAGCACCAGAGATAATGTTGTTTCCGTACATTAGTGAACCAGCAACAGGTTCACGGATACCGTCGATATCGACAGGAGGAGCAGCAATGAAAGCAACAATGAAACAGATAGTAGCAGCAAGGAGGCAAGGAATCATAAGGACTCCAAACCAACCGACATAAAGACGATTATCGGTTGATGTTACCCACTCACAGAACTGTTCCCATGTATTACTTCCACCGCGTTGTTGAGCGATAGTAGCAGTCATAGTTAATACTCCGAGTAATTGGGGGAATGTATTGTTAAGGAATGCGAAGTTTTGTTTCGATTCCCTAACATTTATTTATAATACCATGATCAGAAATCTCTGTCAAGGGGTCTGGGCAAGAAAAAAGGAGTCTCACTGGACTCCCCTTTTGGTTTTGTTCTGAATGACAATAAATTTGTCTTTCGGAAGTGTGCCTGCAACCTTAACTTCAAGTTCGTCGTCTCGATCCCAGGCACCAGATTCAATTAGTTCATGAAGGGCAATAGAAAATTGCCCCAGCATGTCATTAGAATGATTCACCATACGCCAGGAATCAGTTGCCCAGTAAGAGCATAAGCACCGATAGCTGCAATAACGCCAAGCATAGCCAGGCGACCATTGAGGCGTTCTGCTTTTTCATTGTGAGTTTCGTACATGTTGTTGTCCATAGCTTCTATAATCTCCTCAGAAATGTACATTTGTGGTTCTTTGGCAAACATATTCTGCTGGCCAAATTCATTTGTGGTTGTGGTCATGTTAAATTTTATTACAGACCATATTATATAGGATTGCTTAAGATTTGTCAAGTGCCTCTTTGAGGACTTCAGTGACCAAATTCAGAACTGGTTGGTGCCTATCGTATCCTTTGATACTACCACGGCACATAACTGGATCTCCTGCAAGAGGATTGGGCTCTAGCATTTCATATTCATAATTATGTTTGCTAGTAAAACCTTTACCCGTAGAATTCCAAATGCGAATCTCTGCAAGTTGTTTACCACCAATGGTCATACCATATGGTTCAAGTTCTACTTTGACACGAATCATAATTAATCTCTGGGTTTAGGTTTGTTGCATTCATTACAGTAGTAGGAAAACCCACTACGGAATGATCTTACCACTTGGTAGTGGTCCGTGTCAAGTGGTTTTTCAATCTGACACTTGGCACACTGTCTAGTCGAAATCGAGTGGGTTATCTTTTTTTCGTTCTTGTTTACGAAACTTTTTAAGGTCTTCAAATAATCCTTTAATTTCTTTATAGGCATCGTTAGCATCTTTCTTTCCTGCCATTTCTGCAGCAACAATATACTCGACTTTCTTTCCAAAGTCAAACAGATGTAGTTCAAAATTAGTTTGATGTTCGTACATGCTGACCTCCTTTATTCTATCTATGCTCCTTGAGGGGATCGAACCCACCTGAGGCGAATTATGAGTTCGCTGCTTTCACCAGATAGCTAAAGGAGCAAAAGTAGGGGCGGAGGGACTCGAACCCCCAACCGCACGGTAATCTGCCGTATACGAAAGGTATAAGCTTTCCGCTCTGCCAATTGAGCTACACCCCCATACTGCTCAGGCTGGGATCGAACCAGCGACCAAACGATTAACAGTCGTCCGCTCTACCGCTGAGCTACTGAGCATTAAATTCATAACTCTTGAGAGTTTAACATATATTCTACGGTATTGGCAATGTCGTTCATTGCTATTCGTAAATCTGGTTGTTGACCAGATTCCATTTTAACAATGGGACGATGATCATCAGTAAGAGTCCACCTCCACTGATTAAGTTCTTTACAATACCAAAGATTAATTTTCATGTTTAAATTGTTCCAGTTTTAACCAGTTGATAAGTGCATTGACTTCCATCCTTTTATCTTCAGTAAAGTCATTACCCTTACTAAACATATAAAAGTCTAGTGCTTCAATAGCAACTTCTCGGTCTCTCTGTGAAATAAGCGACATAATAACCTCATATGAGGAAGCGGAGTATCGGATTCGAACCGACGACATCTAACTTGGAAGGATAGCGTTCTACCACTGAACTAACTCCGCAAATTTACCTCTGTCTAGGAATCGAACCTAGTTTCCATGTGTGTTGTCCACCCGTCCTTACCAATAGACTACCAGAGGTTGTGGTAGGTGTTGAAGACTTTACCTATGTCTCCACTCTTTACATTCACTCACCCACAGAATACTAGGGATGAGGAGCGGTTTTGGCACCTACGTTTGGCAGGAAAACACCAATCAGGTGACTTTCCCCCTCGATCTCCTTCTAGGCTATCTGCCTAGCGAGTATCGATGTCGGTAAGAGGACTTGAACCTCCACGAATTACTTCACTGGAACCTAAACCCAGCGCGTCTACCAATTCCGCCATACCGACATGTTGGGAGGAGGTCAATCCTCCCGAGCACATGCACGCCACCTATTTAGTTATCGAGGAAATAGGAAACTCGGCGGGAGTTAAAAACCCCATCCGCACCAGGGCACATTTAACGTCTGTCCGAGACTCGGGATTGAAGGGGATCCTTCACCGACCAGGGTTTTTAACGTGTCTCCATCACGGGCATATCGGGGATGACTCCACCAGGTTAAGTTTTAAGTCATTCCAGGACTATCAAAAGGTGATAATATCATCACCCATTCCACCACGAATACCGCTACTAATATAGTTATAATCACCAAAATCAGCAGCAACATACGACGATAAATCAAATCTGATACTATCACCTTCGGAAGTTTTAGTCAGATTATATCTAGAACTACCTCTCCAATTTTTAATTGTGCTAATAGTCTCAGAAATGTTTCGAAGAAGATATGGATCTTCAGTCTCCGCACCTAGTTTAAGTGCAGTACGAAGAGCATCTTCAGCACGTTCTAGTTGATACCTTACGGTGTCAGTCATCGTTATCGTCTCCTTTAATATAGCATGAAACTCGATCTGGGTCAAGCCATTTAGTATAATCGAAATCTTCTATTGCAAGAAAGAATTGATCCTCGTTATCACAAAGATACATGTCTCTGTATCTTCCAGTGTAGGAATCAACTTTTTGAATCCTACAATCGGGTCTCCCATTAATCTCTAGTGTTCCGACTTGAACATAGCGGTAGGGAAACCGCTCCATAACAACAGTAGGTTTTTTCATAATGAATAGTTCAATAAGGCGTCTCAGGAGGGACTTGAACCCCCGACCAACTGCTTAGAAGGCAGATGCTCTATCCAACTGAGCTACTGAGACATTCTACATCAAGCAGCAGTTTTTTTCAACTCCTTGATTTTTTGAGCGATTTCTTTTGCTTCACTCAAACGACCCTCACTCGCAAGTGAATGAAGTTGATCGATGAGTGCTTCAACAGTAAAGTCTACGATATGCGAATCATCGTAGGCATCGTAAGCGAACATCGGAACCTCCTTGACTTGACTTATTTAGTATAGCACGACGGACCTGCCCCGTCAACCCCCTTGAGAGTGTAATTTTATGTAGTACTCTGCGTCTATAACAACCAGAGGTTTTTTGCCATTCTTTTTCATAACAACAATTGGTTCATAATCACCACAGTTTGCAGCTGCCTGTTCGTATGCATCCCATACATTTAGTTTTTCAACGTTTTTGCATTCTATACTATGTGGGAACTTTTGTCTAGCAGCACGGGCCATGATTAGATCTTCTCCTCCAGCACCCATGCTTCTACTTTCAATATCTTCAGGATGAACCTCAAGATGTTCGATAAGTTGATCCCTTACCCATTGCTGTAATCTACGACCTTTTGCTTTTGCTGATTGTGGACGCATAATAAAAAAGCTCCGTCATGGAGGTATTTAGTTAATAACTGGCATCCCTATAATTAGGCGGGTCTAAAGTAATAACCTCGTATTTTTCTTCAATCGGTTTAAGTATTTCTTCTAATTCTTCTGGTGTTAAACTATGTGCTAATACTTGATTTTTTGAGTTATATACATGATGAACTGGTTCGTTGAACATATTCCTCCTTATGAACCGCTGTTATTTATCGAACCAAGGGTCTGGTATTTGCGTTTCATTGCTCCTAGGAACCATGCTTCCGTCAGACTTTTTGGGCCCTCTAGAAGAACTCTCTTGTACTTCTCGTTTAACTTCTCCCTCTCCAAACAAAGTTCTTTCCAATCTTCCATAAATCTTTTTCTTTAGTTTCTCAGTAATACTATAGAGCATCTCTCAACCCCTCACAGAGTTATTTTACAGATAAAAAAAGGGGTTGTCAAGTGGTCTTTGTCACCCGACAACCTTTACCGACGATATTTGGGTTGCCCCGAATCTATTTATGCGAAGATACGTCCCCATCCACTCTTAGGACCGTCAGGAAGCCACCTCTTCTGCAGGACGCTACGAGCATAGACAGCACCCTTCCCGTTGCTCACAGCACCCGTGTACCCATCGTTGAGGGATCCATAGGGATCATTGACCACATAATCGCCTGCAGGGGTCTTACCGATCACCACAACCATGTGCCCTCCTGTAGGGGCACTGAGGGATCCCCTGTGAAGGATTCCGATCACCACAGGACGACCTGCAGCAAGTTCCCTATCGAGATCATCGAACCCTAGGGAATAGCTGAAGGATGACTTAACTCCATACGAAGCAAGCACTCTGGTTTGTACTAAGTGATCTGTAGTATCTCCAACAGCAAATACTTTTCTCACATATTCATCATCACCTTTAGGACCCTTAAGTGTTCCTGGTTTTAGATACTCAAGAACCATAGCACAAGCAGAACTATTGCAAGTTCTATTTGCATCTCTGTAGTTATCGGTCTGTGGGTAGAACGGAACATCAAGTACAGAGGACTTTGGTTTCTCTGGTTTGGTTCGATATATCTTCACCCATGCAGAAGTGTCTTCGTTTAAATCCAAAGTGGGGCAATGTGCTTTTGCTCTCTCTAAATCTTTTTCTAGTTGTTCTACAGCGGCAACGTGATTTGGATTCTTCTCATCGTAATACTTGAAGAAGTTATGTAAGTCTATAATTTTCATTGGTTTTTCTCCTACTAAAGGTTTTTTCCATAGATCTCCTTCTGCCTTTCTTCTACGAGCCAATCCTGCCTCTACTTTAGACCCAGGATTACGATATAAAAATAGAGCAGATGGAACTTGATTCCATTCTTTATTTCTAAGTACTCTAGTTATAGTATCAAAATTTCTATTTCCATAGAAATGCGCCCCCAAGTTATACGCAAAACTTAGGAGCGCACCTTTTTGATTATCATTCATCTCACCCCAATAGGGAATCTTCTGAAGAGAAGGAAGAAATTTATTCTTCAAATCCGACACTAGAAGATTATCAGCATATTCTTGAGTGATAGTTTCACCAAGTTTAAAAGGTTTACCATCTTCTTTCCTGGTAGAACCCCAACCAATAGTGATCGGAAGTCCACCAGAAAGAGGATCGGGATATGCTTTTAAATGGCATCCCTCAAATTCTTTAATTAATCTTACACCTTGTAATGGCAAAGTCATAACTGGAATCCAGCAAAAGTATTTTTATTTACATCCTGCTTAATACCACCAATAACATAGGATTCTATCTCAGTTTCCTGTGGCGCATTCTGCATGGACTTAGAATTAAGCCAATGCTCGGTCCAGGGTAGAGGATTGTTCTTAGCAGGCACATCATATATAGGACTCAACCCAATTGCCTTGAGACGGCGATTTGCTACCCACTCAACATACTGAGAAAGAAGTTTGGTATTCAAACCAATCATCGATCCATCCTTAAAGAGATATTCTGCCCAACGTTTTTCCTGCTCCACACAATCTCTAAACATCTGAACAATATTTTCTTTCTCTTCATCAGCAATACGAACCATATCGGGATCATCACCAGCAGCCCATTTATTCAGAATCTTTTGAGTGAGAACTAGGTGTTGGGATTCGTCTCTTGCGATGAGGGAGATGATTTTGGCACTTCCTTCCATGAGTTTAAGTTCACCAAAAGCGAAAGAGCAGGCAAACGATACGTAGAACCGAATTCCTTCGAGGATATTAACGTTCGCAATCGCTCGATATAGTTTTCTTTTGAGTTCATATCGGTTTTCCTGTGCAGTAGATACACCTTCCTGAGCAAATTTCCAGTCATTAGAAGATCCATACAAATGTGCTGCTTCAAGAAATTCGTTGTAAGCAGAGGTCACACTTTCAGCACGTTCGAGAATCCTTTCATCATCTAGAATAGTATCAAAGACTTCAGAAGGATCAGAATATACATTCTTAATGATATAGGTATATGAACGTGAGTGAACCATCTCCATGAATCCCCATACTTCCATACATGCCTCTAGTTCAGGTAGAGAGCAGTATGGAATGAATGCCATTCCAGGACCACGACCCTGAACAGAGTCAAGCAGAATCTGATACTTCAGATTAGAAGTGAAGATATGCTTCTGCTCAGGGCGAAGTTGTGCATAATCTGCACGATCCTTTTGAAGAGAGACCTCTTCAGGTCTCCAAAAGTATCCTAGTTGAGTTTGTGTAAGTTTATCGAAGTCTGGGTATTTGTATGAATCGTATCTTTGAACTCCTAGGGGAGCACCGAAAAACATCGGTTGCTTTTTAGTGTCTGTTTTAACTGGGTTAAAAACTGTCATACCGTCTACCATTTACTTCTCCTTAAATTTTACAGGAATCACAATCCTCATCTTCATCCGATTGTAGCAGATCATTGATTAAATCGTCAACATTCTGCTTTACTTCTTCATCGGGATCACGCTTAGCATCATAAGTGTTTTGATAATAACTGGTTTTCCAACCGTACTTATATGTATTGAGGAAGTCAGTTGCCATTACCGAAACAGGAACCTCAGAGTTGTCATAGTTCTCTGGGTTATATGACCAGTTGCCGCTAATTGCCTGGTCAAAGAACTTCTGCATCACAGCAACAATGTTAATATAACCAGTGTTGCTAGGCATATCCCACAGAAGCGTATAGTTGTTCTTGAGAGATTGATACTGCGGAACAATCTGCTTAAGCGGACCCTTCTTGGACTTCTTAACGGACAAGTAATCTCTAGGTGGTTCGATTCCATTTGTTTCATTTGACACAACGGAACTGCTCTCCGATGGCATCTGTGCGGACAGTGTTGAGTTCCTGAGACCGAACTGTTTAATAGATTCCCTGAGGCTATCCCAATCATAGTTTAGGTTGTTAGGTACAATTTCATCAACTTCTTTCTTGTAAGTATCGATGGGAAGAATACCATCAGCATACTTAGTGCGGTCAAAATAACCACAAGGACCATACTCTTTTGCAAGTTGGTTAGATGCTTTCAGTAGATAATACTGGAATGCCTCAGTAAGGTCATGAACCAGTTTCCATGCACCAGGATCATCATAGTGCTCACCATGACGAGCAAGATAGTGTGCAAGACCAATATAACCTACGCCAAGTGAGCGGCGATTCATAGTTGATAGTTCTGCAGCCAGAACAGGATATTCCTGATAATCAATGAGAGCATCAAGGCCACGAACAGCAAGATCACATAGTTCTTCAAGTTCATCAAGATTCTTTAGTTTACCAACGTTGATAGCAGACAGAATACAAAGTGCAATCTCACCCATCGGATCATCAATATGTTGAATAGGTTTGGTGGGTAGAGTGATCTCTTGGCAAAGATTACTCATCCAAACTTTATCCTTGAATGAAGAGTGAGAGTTGCAGTGGTCGATGTTCATGATATACAAACGACCAGTTTCAGCACGTTCTTTCAGGAGGTCCAGAATGAGTTCTTGAGCACCAATAGTTTTTCTTGGAATAGAGAGATCTCGTTCTGCAGCCAGATAAAGATCGTCAAATCCATCAAGCCCAAAATTAGCACTAAGCTGAGGAACGTCGTGGGGACTAAAGAGTGATATTTCTTCATTCTTGATGAATCGTTCATAGAACAACTTGCTGATTTGGATGCTGTAGTCTAACTTGCGAACTCGGTTATCCTCGGTTCCCTTGTTATTTTTTAACACTAGGATGTCTTCGATCTCCTGGTGCCAGATGGGGAAGTGTACTGTTGCTGATCCTCCACGGATTCCGTTTTGTGTACAGCATCGTACAGTTGATTCAAACTTTTTAAGGAAAGGAACAACGCCAGTGTGCGTAACTTCTCCACCTCGAATTTTGCTGTTGAGACCACGGATTCGACCTGCGTTGATACCGATGCCAGCCCTTTGTGCGACATAACGACCAATGGCCATATCACTACTAAAAATGCTATCCAGGGTGTCATCAGAATCAACCAGAACACAAGACGCAAACTGACGAAGGGTGGTTCTAACCCCTGCCATGATTGGCGTTGGGATGTTGATCTTGTGCTTGCTTGTTGCGTCGTAGTATCTCTTGACATAAGACAACCTAGTTTCAGCAGGATAATCTGCGAACAGAGTTGCAGCAATCAGCATATACATGTATTGAGGAGTCTCAAAAATGTTTCCGTTGCTACGATCCTGTACCAGATATTTATCTACAACCTGACGAAGACCAGCATAAGTGAAAAGGAAATCGCGTTCATGATCTACAAACGATTCAATCTTATCCCAGTCTTCCATGGAATACTTACCAAGGAGTTCCCCATCATAAATTCTTAGAGAAACACCACCAACAAGATGATCATGGATATTTGGGAATGCTACTTTCCAATTCTGTCCAAAGACATGCTTGCGTAGACCGAAAAGGAGAAGACGAGCAGCGACAAACTGATAATTTGGATTATCAAGAGAGATAAGATCGCTAGCCGATCGTACCAAAATCTCTTGGATCTCTGAGGTTTTAATTCCATCATAGAATTGGATGTTAGCATTCATTTCAACTTGAGATGCCGAGACACCACTCAGTCCATCACAAGCATGTTCTACCATCGTATGAATCTTTTCAATATCAATAAACTCGATAGAACCGTTTCTTTTTTCTACTTTTAGACCGTTGCTCATACCTTTTTCCAAGTGTTAAATTTAAGTTGTGCTTCTAAACCTTCGTAGATATTTGACTCTACGATTTTCTGAACATCATGTCCAGCGAGTACCATATCGTTTAAGTCTTTTTCATAAATGTCTGAAGGAAAGATAACGATTGGTAGTTTTCTATCTATTACCTTTTGCATCCTAGCAACAATCTGTTGGTTTCGTGGTTCATTATCATAAACAAATACGAAATTGGTTTTGCCAGAAAGGAATTGCCAATCTACGTCAGCACCAACCATAGCAATCGCATTAGTTAGAAACAGACTATCAATAGGACCTTCGGTAATAAAGACATTTTTGTTGTAGTCCACTCCATCAAGATTATAGATCTTAGGATGGGAGTCATCTAGAATCGTAGTAATATACCTCAGTGAAGTATTATTTGTCAATGATCGACCCTGGAATCCAAACCACTGACCGTTATAAATCAGAGGAATAATAATACGACCATGATCGCCTTCTTCATTATCAAATGTTTCCTTTTGAGAATTTACCCACGCTTTATATTTGGGGCAATAGTAAAGTTTATTTAGTTTATCTTTGGGGATCTTTCGATCCAGTAAATACTTTTTTGCGGGGTGTGCCTCATCGAGAATGGAAATAGGAACCACACCTTTCTTATTACTTTGGAATTTCGGTTTGTCGAATTCTAGTTTTGGGTTGGGGGTGTTTGTTGCCTTTCCAGTGAGACCTTCTTTGTATCGTTTTAGAATGTATTCGTCATACAGATCAGATGCATTGTCCTTGAGAAAGTTAGCTAAAGTCCTTCCAACTCCACAGTTATGGCACTTGAAAAGGATGTCATTCTTCTTTTGATAGAAATACCCCCGTGTTTTGGACTGCTTCTTTTGAGAGTCTCCACAGTAGGGGCATCGGAAATTATAAAGATTTTCTTTTTTTCGGGAAAATTTGTCAAGTCTGGATGAGACCAGATTCACATACTCAAGATCAATGTAGCTCATCTAGACTGGGTTGGGTTGCTCCCTCCATTATAGTGGGATCCTAGCATGTTGTCAACAAAGGGGACTACCAATCCAACGATGAGCACGGCAGCACCGATAAGGGCAGCTGCCTGCCACTTAAATTTTGACAATTCAACAACATTTGATTCTACTGTTTCCAATCTTTTAATTACTGCTTTGTGTTCTTCTGAGTTTTGGTGTTTCACATCCTCAATCATTTTAACGAGCAGATCATCATTCTTGATGGTTTGCTCGATTCTCTCATCATGCTTAGTTAGAATGTTGGCAATGCGTTGATTTGATTCTGAAATCTTATCTACTGCATTCTCCAACTTTTCTAACATCTCCTTTGATAGAGTTTCGTAGATGTTTAATTTAGATTCCAATACATCTAGTTTCGAATTTGCGTTAAACATCTCTTTCCCTCTCACACTTGTGCGTTATCTAGAGATCCTGCCTTCGCTCTCTGCTGAAGAGTTTTTTGCTGGTTTGCAATACTCTTCTGCATTTCAATTTTCTTTTGTTGTAATTGCTTTTGTGCAGTTTGCTTTGCTAAAGCAATTCTTTTTTGGGCATCTTGTTTTGCAGCTTGTGCTCTTTTTGCTTGATCTTGTTTCGCTGCTTGCGGATCTTCCTGGGGTGTTTGATTTTCCATTTGTTCTAATACCACATCTGTTATTCTTTTCATTGCTTTAGATCTTTTATCAGTATAAAAATTTATCACATCCGTAGCAAATACTCTTTGAATATTTATAATTTGCCCCATATCACGAAAGTATTTTCGCAAAGTATTCTTAACCTGAGTTTCTGTTTTGGCATATATGATCATATCACCAAGATCAGACATACTTACTTTAAAAGCATAAACAGTCGTTGCTTCATATATTTTATGCCTTTTCTTCTTTTGCCATCTTTTAACTACTTTAGATCCCCTAGGAGTACCAGGTGGTTCTACAGCAGGAGGTAAAGACGTTTCAACCCCAGTACCAACAGAATTGGTAGGTGGGGTTCCTGCAGATATATTAGTTTCTTCGTGAATCATATATCCCTCAAAATTATTTCTATTTCTATATCTTGTTCCATATCATCCATAAAACCTGGAGGCCATCTATCTAAAAACAAAAGAAATGCCTTTATACATGACCAATATTCAGTCTCCAATTTAAACAACAACAAAGGAGTTGCTGCCTCACCAAATACATTATACAGAATTATAATGTGATTTAAAATAAGATGAGTTCTCAGTTCTCCACCTTTCAAATACCGTTTGAGTAATCTTTTCAGATATTTAAATCTTTTAAGATCCTCTTCAAAGTCTTCGTAAGTGGAGAACTGAGGGTTGTCATAGTTCTTAATAGCGAAGAGAAGATAATTATCCTCAGTTAACTCATCAAAATTCATACCTTATAACTCATCAAGTTCCGAATGTTAGAGTTGCTGCTCCGTTTGAAATAACTTCTTCAGTACCACCAGCAGAGGTGATCTTCACACGATATGCAGTTCCATCTAGTGAGTCATCAGTTACACCAGCAACAGATAGAGTTGCAGTTGTATAATCAGTGTAGATTGAACCATCAGTGGTAGCACCGATATTAACCCAACGAGTTGCCCCAGGAGCAAGTCTCTGCCACTGATATGCAAGAGTTCCAGGTGTACCAGTTGTTGAAGTAGTTAGTGTGAAGGTTGCATCACCATCAACAGTAGTTGCACTTGCTGGTTGAACAGTAATTGTAACTGCTGATGCTGCATCTGCTGCGATGGTGTCATCAGTTTGAGTTTCATCTGCGTTTGCTTCAGGGTTGCTGATGAATACTAGGTGCTCAGCTTTATGGCGAGTCTTACCAGAAGCATCAGTATAAGTACGATATGACCACCAACCAGGACCAGTAATACCACGGGAAGCATTCTCGTTCAGTGCTGCTTCGGTGTTATCTACGAAAACAATTGTTTCTGTGGCAGTATTAGGAACTGCATTACGGAGATTCTCGATAGCAGTTTTTGCTGCGTTAGAATCTACTCTATCATAGAGGGACATGTGTATTCTCCAATAAACTTTGGTTATCCTGTATATTATTTATAAAAAGGGGGGTCTCACTTAGACCCCCTACCATACAACAGTGCTCTGATTAGATGCCTGGTAAAATCTATGATACCATTTTCTTTAAATCGTTTTGTTTTAGCGAGGTATTCCGAAAATCCTAAAAGAATTCCTAGGACAACGGTAATACCCCAGTTAAGAACTAAACAACTGATCACTGACAGTTCTTAAGAAGTGCAGTGCGAACAGTGCCAGCAATTAGATCGTCGATGTCGTTATCAGTAGTTTTTGCATAACGCTCAACTAGTTCAACAACGAGTCTCTTAGTGTGGCATGAACCGATAAGAGCAAATAGAATTGGTTTAATAACCTCTACGATAGCACCCATGATTAATCTCCTTTACTAATTTTTAATGTTAAGGGTTTCCCCATTTATTTAGTCAAAACGAGATGTGTGTTTTGACATTGCTTCGGCTTCTCTCTTCTCCTTAGAAGTATGCCCATGCTTGACAACTCTATCAACTTGACGATTAACTCTTCTATTGTGAGTTTGTAGTGGGGTTTCTTTTTCACCTTTTACTTTAGGTGCTTGACGAGAACCAGGATGAGCAGCAGCATGAGACTTATACTCTGGAGACTTAGAGCGATCTACTGTACGACCAGATGATTTCTCATATTTGTCGATTGCAGTATCCCTCTTTGCTTTTGCTGCTAGAGATGCTTTTGCTTTTGCAGCACGTTGCTCACGACCAGCATCACCACGATCCACACCTTCTTTATCCATTCTACGTGCTTCCATGAAGTCTGAGAATGAAAGTGATTCATTTGCTTTTTTCATCTTAGGAGCACTTGCAGGATGAGTGTCTCTGTAGAAAGTTGATGATCTATTTGCTTTTGCTTTCTCTTGATCTGCTCTCTTTGTTTTATTATAAATGTGAGCCATCTTACTCATCTGAGTAGTTGCTTTCCTTTCGGCTTCAGTTGTATTTGGAACTGGTGAATTATCAGTTTTAGCATAGACAGATCTGCTTAGTTTGTCTTTGATTTTAGCAGCAACTTTCTTGTATGGGAAAGTTTGCTTACCTTCCTCGATTTCAAACTCTTCCTTTACCTTCTCCATCTCTTTGCGTTTTGCAGCAGTCTTAGCAAGTAGTCTTGCCTTTGCAGCATCACGTTCAGACTGAGGAATATCAATATTGGTTAGAGCACCAACTCTTTCAGCTGGTTTACCAGGAACAGCAGATTCTAATACTTCACCTTCTAGTTCATAAGAATTAGAAAGACCAACTTTCTTTAGAACTTTTCCAACTAAACTAGACTTTTTCTTTGGGGAAGAATAACTACCCTGTCTTTTTGCATAATCCATATATGACTCTCCTGGTTTTAGTTTTTTAGTAGATACGACTTTTGCTACTGGTTTTTTGCCATCCTCTCTTGCTCTGAGTTTAGCACCACGATTAGACATTTTACGATCCTCATCTGGATCTGGATGCCAGTAATCACCTTCCTTTAACTCTTCACTATCGGGATTAATTTTTACTGTCGATTTACCAACAGAAATTTGCTTTCCCTTTTTAACCTTATCTTCCTCAGAAATAAATGAATTGAAAGATTCCATTCGTCCTCTCCTCAGCGAACGTTAGCGGCATACCACTTCTCGAAATCTTCTCTACGCTTATCACCTCTAGGTGGCATAGGAGTTTTCTCTCCACGAACAGGAGCATACTTTTTCTTTTGTCCTGCTTCATACTTCTCAGGATTATTACGAGCCTCTTGTGCTTCATTTACTTCTTCCCAAGAGTAATTACGAACTTCAAGACCACCCTCCTCTAGAGAATTACCAATCATTTCATATCCCATGTTGAGTTCCTTCTTCTCTTTAGGAGTTAAAGCACCTCTTTGTGCTCCTCTTGCTGCTTGCTTTGCCTTTACCTTAGGATCATCGGACTTGTGTTGTCCAACATGTAGTCCAGGATTCGATGAAGCAGTCTTACGGTAATCACCTCTTTGTGCTCTTGCATAATTTTGTCTTTGCTTTGCTTTATTAGCATCACCGAATGTTGACTTCTTCTCAAGTGCAGTTGCTCTATCTGCTGCTTCACCACCGCCAGCACGTTGACGTAGTTTGGTTTCATCATAACCACGCTTTGCCATGGCAGTTGCTTCAGAAACTACATCATAAAGTTCTTCAATCTCTTCCTCTGAAAGATCTTCCATGAGTTCGAAGAACTGATCTTCGTTCTCGATTACACCCTCAGCATGAAGCCAGTCTGCAACCATCTCCACATCAGCAAGGAATTGAGTTTCTTCATCGAGTTGCTCAACTTCATCGTTGATTACTGCACCATTTTCTTCGAAGATAACTTCATAACCATCTTCCAAAGCACCGATAACTTCACGAACTTGATCCATATCATAACCTTCTTGGATCATATCCATTACTAGTTCTTCATACTCTTCCTTAGGAACACAGTTAGGAACTTCACGACCACCCTTCTTCTTCATGCCAACCATTTCATATCCTTTCCAGCAAGGATCCTTACCACCACCTTGTAGTTTTCCTGCTTCATCTAGAAGATCACCTTCAGGTTCGTATCCTGCTGCTTGCATTGCTTTTTTGCGAATAGTTGCAAAATACACACTCTTACCCTTTTCTGCACCATACTGCTGTTGCATTGATGCCTTCATACCAGAAGGATCATACTTATCCTTAAGTTGTGCTTCCTTCTCTTTTTCTGCGGGAGTCATTTTCGCTTCATTGCGAATCTGATTAAGAAGATTATCTAGATTGCTCTTAGACTTTTTCTTGGCAGTTGCTTGCTTAGGAGCTGGTGTGGATGAGGGTTTTGCTGCTGGTTTTGCTTCTGGTTTCTTAGCAGCAGGTTTTGCTGCTGGAGCAGGAGCAGACTTACCTCTACCTTCATCGTATCCTGCCTTAGCAGTCTTTACAACCTTACCAACTGCCTTACCTGCACCATGAATTGCTTTCTTAAGACCAGACTTAAGACCAGATGCAATTCTACCTAGAAGACCAGGACGCTTAGTTCCAGTTGCAGAAGAACCACCAGAAGAACTGCCTGAAGATCCTGAACCAGTTCTAGGTGAATCCGACTTAGAATCATTGCTGTCGGACTTAGTTGCGCTAGGAGCATCCTTTGCAGCCGCAGATGCTTTCTTATAACCAGCAACTGCAGAACCAGCAACTTCGCCAGCACCATGAGCAACTTTCTTAGCAACTTCTTTTGCACCTGAAGCAACTTTCTTTACAGCATCCTTAACTTTTGCAAGTCTGCTGGATCTGCTTACTTCCGAACCAGAATCATGACCAACAGTTACCTTTGCCTCTTCGAGGTATGAGAGTTCAGACTCAACATGCTCGATTAGAAGAGTTTCTAGTTCTTCAATTTCAAAACCTTCTTCTAGAGTCTCGTAGAAAAACTCTTCAACAACTTCTTCAATAAGAGTATCAGAAAGGAAAAGAACTTCTTCATCAGTTAGTTCATCAAGAACAGATGAGAAATCTACAGACTCTTTTTTGGTCTCACACTCGCAAGGCTCTTTGCCACACTTAGAACACTTACCAGTTGCCTTTTTGATTGCGCGATCCTTTACACCAGCATACTCATCAGTTTCGTCTTCTACAGTTCCATCCCCATCAAAGTCCTTCGACTTCTTTCCCGACTTTTTGGTGTACTTATGCTCTTGATCTTCACCAGCACCTTTCATTTCATCAAGATAACCAATATCTCCTAGGATATTTTCAATCCCATCGAGTTTTAAGTTGTTAGTAAACATTTTAATTTCTTGCGAGTTTTCCTTTTCTTCTATTATTTAGTGGTTTTTACTTTTTTCATCCACCCACCAAATGTGACTTTTGGTTGTCCTGGAGTAAGTTGTTGAACATAATCACGATACTTATCGGTTCCAATCTCTAACTGAGTCGCTGGATCTGCACCTTCGCTGAGTTGTGTCAACCAACCACGATGAGTATTATCGTATTCATCAGCATAGATTACATAGTTAGGACCACGATGAATTACTTCACCAAGGATACCAGTATCTAAATTCTGAACGATTGCTCCCTCTTGGAAGATTTCATTATTGTAATATGCTTCTCTTAGAAATTCGTAATCTAACTCTGGTGCATACTGCCACATCTCTGCTTTAGTAGTTGTATGCATCGCATCCTGTAAAGTCTTGAAAAGTTCTTCTTTTTGCGAATCCTTTAATGTATTTGGAACTCCTTTCTTAAATGATTCAAAGTCGTCATCCATAGCTGCCTTACGCATCTTAGAAGCAGACATTCCGCTAACGTCTTCGGCATCAGCATCTCTATCACCTGCCGAGATAACTTGAATATTATTAAAGTTGTATAGAGAACCATTATATTTCTGAGCAAGATTTTGAAACTCGGAAACTCTATCAGAACCAACGACAATAGTAACTTCAGTGTATCCTTCTGATGCTACGTTTTTTAAAACATCAAAGATACTTCTCATGTTCTCATCACCGACAATAGCATCCGCATAATCAGGAAACATCTTCTTCATCCATTCAATCTTAGTATTTGGATCAAGAGGATTCTTAGCAGGATCTTGAGAACGTGAAGGATAAATTCTAAAGTCTCCCTTTGCAGAATTAGCAACCTGTTGAATTAGTTTTTCATGACCAATTGTAGGGGGATTGAATCTACCAAAGGTTAGGGTAATATCCATTCCCTGATCTGCTGCCTTAGAAGCATCTTGCTCTGGAGCCGCAGGATGATCTGTAGGAAGTCCAGCATCTTTAGGTGAAACTTTTACTAGTTTCATTCCACCTTCAGATCTATATTCTACCTTTTTAGTTCTTGGATTAGCATACTTTCCATAACCAACATGGACAAGTCCGAGTTTCTCTGCTTCTGCTGCAGCACCACTCTTTTTGCCTTCACTTAAAAAATCCTTATAACTTTTCATTTACCCTAGGTAATTTCCTACTTTAATATTTATGCAGATGCTGCCCGCTGAAGAATTGCATGGATTCCCTTATCTTGAAGTTTTCTCTTTGCAGCAGCTAAGAATCCTTGGAATCTTCTGGTTATGAAAACTTGGAATTGTGGAGAAGATGTCATTGCTCCTTTATATCTAACTTCCAAATCGCAGATTGGCATCTTATCAATCCATAAAGTATAAAATAATTTTGCAGCTCCAGCATTAGTTTCAAATGCTTGTTTCTTTCCCGCAGTAGTTCTAACTTCAAATTTAGGTTCTCCAGTTCTTCCTCTATTCTTCAAAACTTCCATGGGTCCGCCTTGAAACATGGTAGTAAAAACTTCCTTTAAAAATACAGAGTTTTTTTCGTTGCATTTATTTACAACTAATTTCCCCTGCTTATCCAATCCTCCTGCGCCAGTAATTAAACTGAAATGGAAATGTTGCTGGCCAACATAACTATCAATATTAATTCTAAATGTAAGATCTAAAAACTGTTTGAAGTTTTCTTTATCTGCGAACACTTCTTTGAATACTTCGTCGATCTTTTCAAACCAAGTATTTTTAGGGTATTTTTTACCTCCATGCTCTTTTCCAGTCAAAGCAGCATTCTTCTCATTATCTGTTAACGCTTCATCCAATCTCTTCAACCAGGTTTTACGGTTGCTCTTCAGTTGTGAAATAGACTCGTATGGTCTATTTCCAAATTTTACTTTATACACTTCAGCAAAGAAATTTAATTCTGCATTTTCAAGTTCTCCTTTCTTACTTGGAGCTTTCATCACAAGATAACCACTAGTACTTTTACTTTCTCCAACTACAGGTTTATTCAATAATGTTGGATCTGGTTCTCTAATACCAATACCCTTCTTCTTAAGTGATAATCCCCAAAAATGAGTTTGCTTACCCAAAGAAAATTTAACAATTAAATCGGATGAATTATAAGCTTTAATGATGGCATCCATCGTCTTATCTTTTCCTTTCAGGTGAGCAATGTCTCTAACCCACGACTTTCCAGTTTGATAAACTTTTTCTATATTTCCACCATTGTTTTTAATTATTGATACAACATAATTTGATACTGATAGTGCTTTCGCTAAGTTGACAATATCACCCTTAATTGCTTCTCGTTCTTTCGCAACAATCCCATCTACCGCAGGTGCATTATCATAAACTTCTTGAAGTAGATTTTCAATAGCTTCATTTCTATCGGATGGTTTTTTATTATTGATGTTTGGGACATTTACTATCTTTTCCATTGCAATCAAAGAACCCGTCATCAATTCATGAGGATCTGAAGTATCGTTCTTTAATCCTTTAGAAAATATAGTAAATGCATAATCAGGATTTGCTGCATATTTTGCCTCATTAGTTTTCTTATCTAATGTATACCTTTTAATTAATAGGCGTATAGTTTTCGATCCCTGCGAAAACCCTTTATCAACAGTAATTTCGAAATCTTCTGGAACATCTCCATGGAGATCCAAATCTGCAAGAGCTTCAATATACAACTTACGTATTTCTTCTTTTTTATTCTCTAAAGCAGAATTTATTTTATCTATGATTACATTTCGTTTGGACTTAACAGCAACTGTCAATCTAGTGCCAAAAGCAGTTTTTGCTCCGAAAAGAGTTTTTAAATTTCCAACATCACTTGCATCGATAACTTCAGTAAATTCTGCGTCTCCTCCACTTTGGTTATGGGATATAATGATAGAAGGAACATCCAAGATTTCCATAATAACTTTTTTAGAAATCTCTTCATACTTTGCCTGTAATGGTCCTGGAATAGCCATAGAAAAAAACCCCTCTTCATTAATATTTAGAAGAGGGGTGGGTTATTATTCTTTCCATCTACCCATGCATCCATGAGTTCCGAGATATGAAAGTATTCAATTATTATGTCATCATCGGTCGCCTTTTGCCCGATTTTCGGACTTAGAGACATCAAATACACCTTCGGGATAACGCTTAAGTAGCTTAGTAACATTTCGCATTACCACTTCATCTATACTAATATTTAGTGCCAAGCACACTTGGGCAACATACCACATCACATCACCCAGTTCGATGATCAGATGATCTCGATTATCTTCATTCCAAGGTTTGCCTTGGAAGATCATCTTCTTAACAATCTCCATCAATTCTCCACCTTCAGCATTGATACCGACTGCACCAGTAAGAAGACGTTGAATATCTACGTTTTGCTCATTAAGTTCATCTAGTCGTTCAGAGAACGCACTATAATCTTTACTTGCTGAGCTAGTGACAAAATCTACAAACTCAAGATACTTCTCATAGTCTGCTTCATAAACTTCTGGTTCCTTTGTGGGATCTTCATTAGATTCTACATTAGGAGTGCTACCAAATCCTTCAGCCATAAATTACCTCAATACTTAAAGTCAGCGAAATTTTTGTGTGTTTTACCTTTAAACAAATCTTCGGGTTCATCATCTAGATCTTGCCCCGAATCTACAAGATCAGTTTGTGCTGATTGATCTACATCATACAGTCTCATCTTTGCCCTGTCAATACCAACGATAAAACGCTTGTTCATCGTAGGGTCATTATACCTGTTTTTAAGTTGTTTGACAAGGATCTGATTGAGTTGCTCCAGTTCTTCTGTACTGATAAGAGCAAACATAAGGTCTGCAGTAGCAGGGAGTCCAAAAGACTCACTGGTATCAGTAAGATCAACATCAGTGCTACCGTACCCTGAACGAGTAGTCTGAGTAGCACTAAAGATAGGCACATTAAACTCGACAGCAAGACCCCTAAGTTCTTCTGCAATTGATTTGACATAAGTGTAAGAATTGACAATGGATCCTTTATAACGCGAGGATGCACAGATATTAAGATAATCGATAAAAATAATATCTGGTTTAAATCCTTTCTTTAATGCAAGTTCATTGAGAAGAGATTTAAAGTGTCCTGCATGAGCAGAAGCAGTAGGATATTCTTTGATGATAAGTTTACCTACAGTCTTCTGAGCCAATTTAATGATCTTAGTCTCATACATTTGCTTTGGCAGATCGACAAGTTGTTGGATGTTAATGTTCAACAAGTTTGCATCGATTCGTTCTGCGATTCTTTCTTCGGCCATCTCCATAGTGATGTAAAGAACATTCTTACCCTGAAGAAGAGAAGATGCTGCAACATGGCACATGAATAAAGATTTACCAACACCAGTGCCAGCAAGAGCAATATTCAGTGTCTTAGAAGGAAGACCACCTTTGGTAATCTTATTAAAGAATTCCAAGTCGAAGGGAATCTTCTCTTCCTTACGATGATAGAAATCATACCGAGTTTCAAAATCATCGATATAGTCATGTCCAACATGCTCATCAAAACAAACCCCTAGTGCCTCAGAAAGAATACTAGGAATTGCATCACGACTCTTGGTTTTATCCTTACCATCTGCAATCTTAATCGACTCCAGAAGAGAAAGATAAACTGCTCGATCTTTACACCATTTCTCAGATGTATTAATCAACCAATCAAAATCAATCTTGTCTTCAGTGAAGGTTTTAAGAAGAGTCAGAACATTCTGAAACCCATCTTGACTTAGATCAGTTCTACGCTCACACTCAATAGCAATAGCATTGAGAGGAGGTTGAGTCTGATATTCCTGAACGTATTTGTTGATCTCTTCAAAGACCACACGTTCTTCATGCGTTTCAAAATATTCTGGTTTGATAAATGGAAGTACTTTTCGACAATACTTCTCGTTGTATACAAGATTTTTGAGAACAATAACTTCCAGTTTATCCATCATAAGTAGTGGCAATAGGTTCCAACGATGTACTTTTCTTTAGTTTTTACTGGCATCCCAGCATGAGGGAACATCCATAGAGGGGGGAACACCAAGATTCTACCAGGTTTTGGATCCACTGACAAGCCCAAATTGGAAAATGTAGTTTGTCCTTCAAATTCATGATCTGTTAGATACAAGAAGACTGCAATAAATCTTCTAGAAGAATTGTGATTTCCGACATCAACATGCTCAGAAAATTGATCCGATCCATTTGCATCATACTTTTTAATTCTCAATTCTTCTAAGGCATATTGAGAGGGAAGTTCATCTACAAGTGATAGATCAATATTATACAATCCAATTATATTCAAAAATGTTTTAGTTAAATTATCGTGCATCAATGCATGAGATGCTGTAGATTCTCCACTATTAACAAATTGAGTTAAATTGAATTGTGTGAAACTGGGTCTCAGTTCCCTATCAACTCTCTCTTGCTTATCTTGATGATCTTCAAATAACTGAATAAGTTCTTTACAAGTAGACTCTGGAATAGAGTCATCATAAATTTTAATTAAATCAGTCAGTTTCTTCGCTAGCATAATCAGCCTCCGTAGTTATATTGCCTTGTCCATATAGATATTCTTTTCTCGCGCATTCATCCAACGCTTGCATAATGTCCTGACTAAAGTACTTTTCTGGATCCGCGAGAATTGTTTTCGGATAGACGGACGTTCCATCGATTTTATATCGATTACCAACTCTCTCAAAGACTCCGTACTTCTCTCCAAGTTCAAGTAATCCGTAGTAAGGGTCGAGTCCCGTGTCGTAGTAAAGACGTGTTTCAGCAATGGAATTCTCTTTAGTAAATCGAGACTTCTGTGCTTTGCACTTGATAATATTTCCGACGATTTCTTTACCGTCTTTTTCCTTCGATTTTGAGAGGTAGATAATAGTAGAAGCGGCGTACTTAAGACCAGAACCGCCGCCCATTTCTTTAGTTGGAACATAAGCACCTACAACGTCATATGTGTGATTTGTGACCAGCATTGGAATATTTGCTTTACCAAGTTTCAGAGTAAGAACTCGGAATACCGATTTAGTCACCTGAGCCCTGGTCATGTCTCTGGTTTCTTTACCTTCGGAACTATCTTCAATCTCCTTAGTGGTAGAAAGATTACCCAGAGAATCAAGAACAAACATTAGGGGTTGGCGTTGATCTTGCTTCTGCTCAAGATACTTATCGATGATACGAAGCGATTGAGTACGAAACTCTTGAACAGTCACCACAGGAACAATAATCATTCGCTTGGAATCAATACCACGCTCCTCGATCATTGCTTTAGTAATTGCGGATTCTGACTCAAAATAGACAACACCCGCGTTAGGATTGCTATCGAGAAAATGTTTGACAACAGACAAACAAAAGAAAGTCTTACCTGTAGACGATTCTCCTGCAATAGCCGTAATTTTGTTTGACGGGATGCCGCCGAAAATCGACCCCGATACCAGAGCATTAAAAATATAACTACCTGTATCGATGAAAGTATCACAATCACCAGCAGCAACACCATCAGAAACGAGACCAGCATACTCATTACCAATCTCCTTCACTACATCTTGTAAGAAATTCATGCGAATAAAAACTCCAGTGTGTTAATTTTTTCGGTTTTCCAACCAATTGTATCTAGAATCGTCTTCAACGGTTCTAGAAATGACTTCTCAAATTGTAGGTCATGATCAATAGATTTGTCAAGACCCAACTCCTTTGGCAATTCCTGCAAAAAGGAAATCACATTTTCATTTATTTTATTGGGTGTTCTAAGGTAGAGAAACTTGATCTTCTCTCCTTCTTGGATAACAGGGTACTTATGAGTAAGTTTATGCTTGCGAATATAGTAATTGTACAATAATGAACCTCTGACATGAATAGGCGTACCCTTTCCATAAATTGTTGCCGTACTACTGAACTTACCTAAGTTATTTACACCGCGAGGAAAAGCTATTTCCACAGGACTCATCTTCTTAAACTCATCACGAAACTCTTCGATAAACTGAATTAGATCATCGTTAGTCTTAGTCATGATTACCTTGAGAGCATCCTTAATCTTTTGACGGCAAGGCGCAGGTGTAGAAGATTTTACTGCTTCAATACCCATGATCTTTAGTTTTGGTTCAGTGTATCTAACACCTTCAATGTCCCAAGCATTCAGGATGTAGCGTTTCTTTGCAGTCCAGATACCTTTATCTGCAATAGTTTCACGCTTCATGAACATCTTTTGATCATATGCCTTTACATATTCCGCCAGTTCTTTGTAAGAACTTTCAATATATTTTTCGAGTTCCATTTTACACACCTTGTCAAGGAACGACACGATGCTTTCAGTAGTTTTCTCTCTTCCCTTGAATACCGCATCCACGAAAGGGCCAAGGTTAAGATAAATGCTATCGGTATCAGCAGCAATAACGTAATCATTGTTCTCAGTCTTCAAGATTTTATTTAGATACTGATTCATCTTCATTTCAATCCAACGGATAGAAAGCTGTCCTGACAAAGTAATTGCCTCAGCATTCTGAAGATTATAGTATCTGAAGTATTGGTTTCCGATGGCACCATAAGCAGAGTTTAGTTGAATCTTTCGTGCCATCTGGATATTATTGAACTTGGAAATATCCTTCTCAAGTTTTTCACTTGGACTCTTCTCATACTCTTGCTTTGCGGCAAGCATCTTCTTTTTGTAGATAGTACGGTCATCGTAGATGCGCTGCATCATCTTGGGCAGGAACCCCTGAAGGTCCGTGCGGTACATGGCACCGTTAGAGCACACAGTAGCGCCCTGGAGGTCGCTCAGGTCGATCTGCTGCCCCAGGAAGCGGTCTACGGTGGCAGTGGGGTGCCGTGTGGGCAACAGGGTCTCAGGAGAGATGTTGTACTGCATGATCAGGTGAGGATACAGGGAGTTCAAGTCGAAACTCACCACCCAATTATACAAACCTGGCTTGGGTTCTTTTACAAAAGCACCAGCATATTTATCATCTTTCTTACTTCCTTTCTTCTGAGGAACAACGATGTTATCCTTTTTAAGGAAGTTGAAGATGAGAGTATCCCACATGCGAACCTGAGAATACACATCCTCAAAGTTTACTTTGGCGTCATATGCCATAGTGGCAGCAAGTTCAATCAGTTTCATCTTGTCTTCCAGACGATCAACAAGTTCCACGTCGAAGATGTTGTACTCAACAAACTTCTGCCAACCATTTGTGTAGAAATCTTTGAAGGTATCAAATTCACTGTGATCCAACTTACGCTGACCAAGTTCAACAAAAGCAATGTGATCCAGTCGATAAGATTCCTGGTTTGTGTAAGTGAACTTTTTGTAAAGATCAAGATAATCAAGACAAGAAACACCCATGATGTCATAGGCAAGATTAGTTCTACCCATGATCACAATCTCACGTTCAGACACCTTCTCCCATGGAGAAAGAGATTTGACCCACTTCTCTCCCATGATACGATCCATCCTACGGCAGAGGTATGGAATATCGTACAGATAGCAGTTCCAACCAGTAATAATATCAGGAGTATTCTCTGCCCAGAAACTAACAAAGTCTTTGAGCATGGTGGACTCATCCCACTGATAGTGAACGTTTACACCTTCAGGAACATTAAACTCCCGAGTAGCCCAAACATCCACACGTTTAGTGTTCAAGTTCTTCATCGTGATACAAAGAACTTCCTCTGCTGCACTTTGCACATCAGGGAATCCATTCTCAGATGCCACCTCGATGTCAATCGTGAAGATCTCAAGTTTCTTGAAATCATAATCAACTTCATCAGGATGCTGATCCGAAATGTATTGATATACGAAACGTTCGTATCCATAAACATCAAAGTTTTGAACACTCTCATACTTCTTCATAAAGTCTCGCGCATCACGAGGACCAGCAAACTTCATCGGTTTAACATTATGACCTTCCAGAGTTTTATACTTTGATTCTGTAGGGCAAGCAACAAAAAGAGTAGGTGAAAATGATTCCTTATATTGAACCCGACGCCCTTGGTCGAATCCACGATAAAGAATATTATCACCTACTTGTTGAACGTTTGTATAAAATTTCATCAAGCAACTTTACGGTAAAGGTCCAGAACAGCTGGTTCAGGATCCAGTATAGTAAAAATCGCGTCGCTTGTCAAGAAGAGATCCCGCTGAGACGAGAACTTCGGATATGGTCTCAGAATAATATATTCATAAACGTACCAATCCTTTTCGCTAGCACCTTCATCAACTTTTCGAGCAGATGTTTTTAAGTGTTTGCCTTCCAATGAATATGCACGCTTCTCCAAATTTTCTGGATCATCACCATATTCAGCACACTCAATAATTTCATAGCACTGTTCAACTAAGATAGAAGGTTCTTCATCGAGTTCAGTTACCCTCCCAATCAGGTACTGCTCCCGTTGCTTCAACAAAATCAATTTGGTCGGTGAATCCTGTGGAATCACTTCCATCATCTCCTCCTCCATGTTCAATAGCCTCCTTTAATTTTTCATACTGTTCTAAAACTTGTTTGTAAGGATCATAAATGCAAATAACTTCACTTGGATCTATGTACACACTATTATCCTTTGCTAATGGCATCCATGGAAAAAATCTAACTCTAGGAGAAGAAATTTTTGAAGTGCCAGTTTCTGAAAACATACTCTCGACAGACTCTTCAAGACCAACCATGTATGGAATTGTAAAATTTAGTGAAATAACTTTTTCCGTCTCTCGATGTATGATCTCTTTAATATCAGCAATGATATCTTCACCGCTTCTTAGTCTTGCGATTTTTACGCTCATAGTTTTTACTCAAGATAATGTTTACTGATTCTTTAATAATTTCTTTAACCGCCCTGTCGTGATGGATATTTTTAGTATCAGTAATTTCTTTTGCATAAGTAAACAAAATATCCATTACATGTACTGGTGCTTCAATCGTCACCAGATCACTTTCTCCCTCATATCCAGAGGGATTAAGGTTATAATAAAACTGCATAGTTTCCTCCATTATACACACAAAAAAGGGAGGGGTCAAGCCCTTCTCCCTTTATTCTGTTTCTTTTATTTATCAACCTTCCGTTAATAGTTGTTTCTGTGGAGAGGCAATTTCATAAATTTTCTTCTTGTGCTTCTCTGGAACCATTCGTTGCAGGTTGATAGTTAGTAGTCCGTCCTTAAAGTCTACATTCGATACTTCAACATCTTCGGACAACTGCCAAGTTCGTACAAATGAACGTTTTGATAATCCTTTGTGTAAGTAAGTTCTTCCAGTATCCTTCTCCTCATTTTTGGAGGTAACTCGGAGAATGTTTTGTTCAGTAGAGACTTCGATCTCATCTCGTTTAAATCCTGCAAGCGCAACTTCAATAGTGAAATTACTTGAGTCATGTTTGATTAAGTTGTAGGGTGGGTAGTTGATGTTATGACCAGACATGGCATCTAGTCTATGAAAAACATCATCCAGACCTACAGCGTGAGGTGCGTATTCTTTCCAAAAAGTATCTAGCGTGTTGGTAGTAATCATTTGAATTCTCCTTAAATAAGCGAGTTGTTTGTTATGGACCCATTAGGCATCCAACCAGTATTATATAGGGTAATAGCAGTATTTTCAAATGTTTGGATAACCCAACAATATGACTGGTATTCCGAACCACCATTCTCTAAATACATTTAAAGTCTTTAAGAAAGTGCGATACCTTACAATACTTTTATTACTTCCAGATGGGAGAACTGTTTGGAGAGATACATGTTGGGGTAAAAGATGCATCGATGAAATCAAAAAAGAAGGCACTATTGTAATGATGTTTGTAAATCAATAGGAGTGCTTTATGAAAGTACTATCGGAAACAGATATTAACAAACTGATTGTTGCTTGCAACAAAACTATAATGGCGTCAACTTGTAGAATGACTCAACGAGAATATCAACATATCATTAATAGACTAGCAAGTTATAAACAACACCACTATAACCATGAAACACCTAATAGTTGATTTATTAAATAACACTTTATTTCTCGGTATTCTTGGGGGTGGATTAATTATTATACCTATAATAGGGATACAGATTATTCACTCAAAGAAATGACGATTACCGAAGAAGACCTACAAGAACTACAAGAAAGAGTTTTACGTCAGAAAATGGACGAACTATTTGAAGAACCTTGCACATACGAAGACGATGTTGAAGACGATTATTAATGCTATAATTCTATTCTCCTTAATTGCAGAATTTATCAATTGGGGATTGAACAATGCCTATCCCAACTAAATAAATTTAATTCTGACAAATAATAATATGCTATCTACCCAGTATCGTTTACGTTTGGAGTTTATTTGTCAACGCATTGCAAAAGGAGAAGAAGTCAAACTTGAAGATATGATCTGGGCAGAGAAGCTTGCAAAGGCAAACAGGACTGCTGGAACGATGCTTCGCCAGGCAAGAAGAACTGCAGAAAATCCTGACATGCAGGAAGGAGATCTTGATGACTTTCTCAACCAATTAGATATTGGTGGAACTGGGCACGAAAGATTTGGAATCTCAAGATTCAACAGTGTCGATGATATTGTTGACTTCTTCACAGAAGATAAACCCGATGACTGGAGGCAACGTGACTGAAGACAATGATAAATGGAATAGAGGATTAGATCTTTTCATTGAGAGTGTACATAAACCAGATAACGAACTAAGGCAATGTGCCCACAATCAAAAGTGTTATCATGAGTTAATGTATATTAGAGCAGCGATGCTGGATTACCTACAAACATTAAGAAAACATTAATTTGGTATCACATTTTACAAAAGATTTTGAATATATAAATTACGTTCATCTCTATGAGACGGAAGTAAGCCGACGCGGAACGGATCGTTCATCCCAATGGGACGCAAACGCCGACTGAAGGAACGCTCTTTAACTTAAAAAACTAAGGAGAATCCCTATGTCAATCGCAACCTATCGTGGGTGCAAGTACAATACTGACACCCCAAAAGAAGAATATCAGAAGTGGTATTCCCAAACACATGCACCAGCACATCCTAATAATGTTTATCGTGGTACTGCATATCGTCCTTGCAACAACTCGGAGGTATCAAAGTGAACTGGTTAAATGTTATCCGCAAACAAATTATCAAACAAAGAAAACTCCAAGAAGCACAATACTACATTGCTACACTTGGATAAAACAAAGGGGGCATTACGCCCCCATTTTTTATGCTTCAGTTTTTTTCTTACCAATGTTATACTTGGATTCCAGAGTCCATTCTGCTTTATCCTTATACGCAATCACTTTAATCTGATTGAGGGGAGCAGCATCTTCAATCTGATCTGGTTTGACAAGAGTAATCAATCCCCAGTCAGAGAGAAGTTGCACAATACGATTGCGACGTTGAAAATCGTTCAGGGAAAAGTTTGTATCCTTACGATCAAGTGCAAACAGTTCCTTAAAATGAACAATATAATACTTACCTTTCTTATGAAGAATATGGCAAGACTGGTACAGTTTCTTCTCCTTTCGTGAAGCAACTCCGATACGAGTCAGTGTCTCACGAACTTTGAGAAAATCATCTGGTTCCTTTAGAAGGACTTCAACCATGTCCTCTTCAGACCATTTCACTTCAATTTCACTCATTTTTTTCCTCCAACATTAAGCTTAGACTCTATAAATTTTAGTTGTTCTTTGGTTAATAACCCAAGAGCAGTCTTAGCTTTTTCATTACTATAACCATAGTATCGCTTAACCAACTCAAGGTCTTTGAGGGAATCCTTCTTTAACCAAGGCGAGAAACGCTTTCTCTTCCTCAGACTATTTATATAGAAATCGTATTGCATCTTACTGTCCAAATGAGATGCAATGTTCATCTCGTTGGCATACAATACTGTATCCATGAACCCAGATAGGCAACGATTAATAATATATGGAGGATATTGTTTTACTGCTTCTTCATCCGAATCCATCAGATTGGTTTTATCAAAGTTGATGGAGTTTAGATAATGCTTCAGTTCATACTTCATAATTAAATAGCAGCAGTTCAGCACGGTCTTTTTGATCATCCATGTAATCCCCAACAGATCGCATGGTATAAGTCAGTTCATAAGTAGATGCACCCCAATCCTCAAATCGACTCTTAACAAACAGAGAAGAATTATAACTGATCAGGGACTTGCATGGAGTAAAGTTCATGCGCTTTGCAAAGAGTTCATGATCAAACTTCTTGTGCATCTCTCCCTTCTTCCCATAGAGATTATCCTTAATATCATAAGGAGGATCCAGATAGATAAAGGTCTCTGGAGTTCCGTCTAGCATATGCTCATAGGAAAGATTTGTGATCTTCCAGTTTTTAATTAGTTCTCCGTACAAAGGTAGATTTTCAATGCCCTTCACTGAGAAATTAGAGACTGATGCCTGCCTTGAAAAGGATGAGGATTCTGTGAGACCAGAAAAAGAGCACTTGTTAACAACATAAAAGCTAGCGGCACGATGAAGACTATCTTGTTTTTCATCATTGATAATTTCTTTACATGTGTTAAACAGTTCTCTTGCTTTATCTTCAGTATCATGTCCCGACTTTAGTTCTATAAGAACATTCCTAAGTGCATCACCTTCGCCCTGAAGTTGCACCCAGAAGTTATAGAGTGGTTCGTACAGATCATTCACCCAAACAGAAGCATCTGGAAACTGTTTAGTGAATTCAATTGCTACAGAACCACCACCAATAAAGGGTTCCCGATAGTCTTCAATTTCCTTCGGGAACTTAGGCAAAAGGAATTTCGTTGCTCGACTCTTCCCCCCTGGGTAGCGAAGTGGTGTCTTCAGACTTTTCATGATGATCAGAAATAGCAAGTGTATAAAGTAGAGATTTAATTTCTCTAAGTTCAGTCATAACTTTATCGATTTCTTCATGAATATCTTGATGATGAAATCTTAGAGGACCCTGAATTAGTTTATTGAAGGTTTTCTTTTTCATAACGATTTAGAGTAATGTGTGCCATTGGGAATCCATATATCCCAGAGTTCACTTTACCTGTCGGTAATGCATTAAAACTCATAGTATATCTAGGAAAGTTTTCCGTATGGGGTTTAGAACAGTGTGGAAGCCAGCTAGGAAATAATATTAAATTTCCAGGACCAGGATGTACTTCCCTTTCAATCTCCCTATTTCTTTTCCACATTACCTCATTTTGGTCTACACCTTTAGAATAAGTAGGATCAAAAAATACTGTTGGAGATCCATCAGTTATATAATACACTGCACTTATGTAAGATAAGTTGTGAGTATGTGTATGATGTGCTGCATTATCTCCAACTGCAGATTTATTTGCCCAACAAACAGCAATGTCTAGGGAATCGCAATCCAACTCATAGTAGTTTTTATATTCATCCAAGCATCCTTTAAACCATGAGATTAGAAAGTTAAATTCTGGATTTAAATGTAAGGTTCCGCTAGTTGTTTGAATTTTCATCTCATCCCAGTTCCCATATCTTTGGGTTGGTTTTTGGTTTTCTATTAGTGCAATAACCTCATTAGTTCTGGGATTTGGATTCTCGAACTTATGAAGATATACTGGGAAAAGACCTAATGTTTTCATACAATAATTTTACTATCAGGTACAATAACTCTACTAAACATTTTTGTATAGTGATCAATAACTTCAGATTTTACATCACTGATAAAGATAATAAACTTTTTCTCAACAGTAATTTTATCTACGTCATCACTTAAGATGGGAGACCAAGGAGCAAAACCAAGCTGATTATTACCAGCAGGAACTGCAACAATTGGATCCTTAATAGAAATTGTATCAGAAGTGTCTTCTACAATAGAGGCGACCACATCTTCTCCAGTAGTCATACGAATTAGTTTTACAGTCATACAAATTTACATTCACACATGATTTCAGTTAAAGCGGCAAGAAGATTAACTTCTTGGTCTGCTACAAATGCACTTTGATATTGATACTTGGCAATAATCAGCACTGCAGCAGGAATGGTTTGAGGTGTCAGACAGTCATAACAAGCATCATAGACACGTCTCAGAATTAGGTTTGGATCGTTATCCAAATTAGATACAACCCATTTACGGACTTCAGTATAATTCTTATCAGAAAGATGTTTAACCAAATCATTCAGTCGAACATCAGCAATCTGAGCAAGAATCCCAGTATCAATTTTACCCCCAGAAGAATACCTCTGCAACTCATTAAGAGTACGACGCCAATCGGGGAAGTGCTTATTGATTACCTCTGCAACAACCTTCGCATCATATTCGATACCCTCATCCGCAAGTACAGACCTGACACGGTTGAAGAACTCTGCTGCGATTGCAGGTTTCTCCTTTCCTGGGATTGTGAAGTCAATGCAGGAGCATCGGGAATGGAGAGGTTCAATGATCTTGTTCTTGAAGTTTGCTGTGAAGATGAATCTACAGTTGCTATAGAACGCCTCAATATTAGCCCGTAGGAGGAGTTGAACGTCGTTGGTTGTGTTATCTGCCTCATCGATGATGATAACTTTGTGTTTACCAGTTGCTTGAAGTGATAGGGTCGAAGCAAAGTTCTTTGCTTGGTTCCGTACCGTGTCCAGAAATCGTCCTTCGTCAGATCCATTGATGACATAATAATCTACTCCTAGTTCTTCGCATATTGCTTTCGCTACAGTTGTTTTACCGATTCCAGGAGGACCAGAGAGAAGAAGATTAGGAATCTCCCCCTTCTCAATGAACTCCCTAAATGTCTGCTTGATGTTCAGTGGAAGAATGCAATCGTCGATCTTACGAGGACGATATTTCTCAACCCAAAGAAAATGTTCTTTCATAATAAATCCTCCACTTCAGTAATCACTTAGACAGGTTGGGTTCAAGAGCAATCCAGTATTTAAGATTGCAACTAGTAGACTTAAACAGAGCTACTTTCCCCATGTGGATTGAGACTTGATAAGTATGATTCGGCATCAGTTTCAGATTCTCCATCTTGAAACAATAGCAGAATTCATTATCAGAATCCCCAAGTTCGACCGAATATACGTTAGAAGTGTCATTCTTCTTGTCGGTCACGCACATATACATCTTACCTTCAGATCCATAAAGGCAAAGATCTTGCACACCATAAGTGCTAGAGGCACGTTGAAGACGCGAAAGATTCTCCCAAGACAGAGTGAAACTTACATCTTCAGAAGGCAGTTCCAACTCCTTTTCTGGAGCACTAGTGATCAAATCTGGATCTGAGTAATAAATCTTACTCCTAGATTTGGTCGTGCTATCTTTGATTACCAAACAGTTTGAGTTTGTGAAATCAAGTTCAGGACTCTGACACAGACTCAGAGCACCAATAAAAACTGACAGATCGTAGATAGGAACTTCACATGGGAAAGTTTCTTCTACTTCGTACCGACCCATGATTGTTTTGTTCACTGATACTGTGGACAGAACATTACCAGGTTGAATGTTGATTGACTTGTTGATGGAAAGAAAATTCTTCAGCGCATCAATCGTAGTGGTACTAATCGAAATACTCATATTCACTTAAACTCCTGAAGACCATTTTGAGTGCGGGAATAATGCCCGTCAAAGTTAAGAAGAAGCATAGCATAGTGAATCACTTTCAGCAAATCCCGCTTGTTGCGACCTTCTTTATCACCATAGCGAGAACCATACTTAAGAATGTTTGCTTGACAAAAAGCACCTGCAAGTTTCTTAGCTGCCATTAGATCAATAGTCTGAATGTCAGCATAACCATCCTCATCACCACAGTAATGACCGTGATAAGTACTCACCACATATTCCTCAATATCTTTGAGGATTTTATCTTCATTGTACTTCCATTGCATAATTAATTTCTCCAGAAAAAGAAGAAGGGAGGTTTCCCTCCCTTGATTGTATCAGAAAGGTGCTTGTTCGTCAACAGTTTCAACCTTGTCATCCACCTTGGAATAGAGTTCCAAGAAAGATTGCTTGGTATCAGCATCAAAACGGTTGACACACACTTCGATTGCCTTATCACGTTTGCCGAAGATAGCAAATGCCTTGGCGATGTGAACCAGACGACGGGTGCTGATCACTTCATCCACACCACCATCATAGAAGGTCTTGCGGATCACTTGTGCCCATCGGACGAGTTTCTCTGCAAAGTCATCATCAGTATTACCCATGACGTTAGAGAGAATCTTGATCTCCGTCTTTTCGGTGGGGTATTCTTGCTCAAATGTGATGGGGAATCGTTCGAGGAAAGCTTCATTGAGGACGTTAGTTCCGATGAATCGTCCATCGTCAGAACCTTTACCCTTAGTGTTAGCAGTAGCAACCACAGTGAAACCAGCAGCAGGACGGACATAACGACCAATCTTCTTCAGGAACACACCATTACCTTCCAGAACGGACTGCAGACAGAGAATCTTGTTAGAAGCAAGATCGATCTCATCAAGCAACAGAACAGCACCCCTTTCAAGTGCTTCGATTACAGGACCATTGTGCCACACAGTAGAACCATCCACCAGACGGAAACCACCAATCAGGTCATCCTCGTCGGTCTCAATGGTGATGTTGACACGAATCAGTTCACGCTTCAGTTGAGCACATGCCTGTTCAACAGAATGAGTCTTACCATTACCAGACAGACCAGTGATAAAAACAGGATAGAACTCTTTAGATTGAAGAACTTTCTTCAGATCTGCAAAGTTCCCGAACGGGACAAAATTGCCATCCTTAGTAGGAACATAGGATTGAAGTTCCCGATCGGGATCAACTGCAGGAGCAGCAAAAGATTCTTCCAGTTTCTCCACTTCCAAGGTCCACACTCCACGTCCAGTTTTATAGTTGAGCAGTTTCTTAGTAAGAGTTTGGTAGCTCA